CAATATTAGTTTTACCTCTCAGATGCGGAGCTTCTTGGTTTAAAATATTTTTAACAGTTTTTCGATCTATTTTATTTTTTAATGCTGTAGCATTAATACTAGATTCTTTAACTTCATCTATAATTTTTTTAACGTATTTAGGATCATTAGCTAATTTATAAGATTTAAATCTTTGACTAGGAATTTTACCAAACTCTCTTTCGTAAGCTTTAATCAAATAGCTATCAGATCTGAGATCCGCAGCATAATCTAAATCTCTGCCAATTTCTTTTAAAGTCTTATCAGAATTTTTAATAAGGTCATCTAGTTGGTTTAAAATATCTGGAGTAATCTGAATAGGATTTCCTGAACCCATTTTAAAACTAGTTCTACCTTTTTCTTCAGTGACATTTTTACGTAACCAGTTCATTGAATCTTCTTCAATCCAACCTGGTTCTAAATTATCTAATAGAGCTTTGATTCTTGCTTTCCGATATAGTTCTACTTCATCTAAAGGTTTTGCTTTTGGGCCTGTTGGAATAGCTTGAGTTGCAAGAAATTCACTAACAGTTTCTCCCCATGTTGATGGTTCGCCAAAGTCAGCCATATTACAACCCCATTAAATAGTTTAATCCGATAGCTCCGCCTTCGGCTTTTTTAATTCTAAACATCTCATCAGTAATTTCAGTGAAATCAAAATCTCCTCCATAAGAAGATTGATATTCATCGTGTTTCATAACATCTCTAATATTATCTAATACTTTTTGTCTTTGTTCCGGCGACAGCAGTTTCCCTGGTTCTTCATCGGGGAAAGGAGCATAAGTTTTGTTTCCTCCTTTGAGATAAGACTCAGCTATTTCCAGATTAAAGGCTGGGTCATTTTTTATTAAATTCCTTCTTATACTATCTAGCTCACGCGCAAATTCTTTTTCAGTTGCAAATATATTTCTAACGCCAGGATATTCTCCAGCTTTACCTTTCCAACCAAACGTACCAGCTTGACCTTTATAAAAATCGTCAGAGTATTTTTTCTTATCGGCTGCCTTTTTATACCAATCAATTTTTTTATCTCTTGTTGAGAAAACATCGTCAACAACCGATTGGTTTTTGTCCAGCGTCTTTTGTAAATCGCTCGACATATTTTTAATCTTGTCCATTCTTTCCGAAAGAGGAATATCCTTAACACCACCATACTCTTTTAAAGGGTGATTAGGATTAAAAGGTTTACCTGCATCATCGATCGGTAAATCTATTTTAGTTTTATCAAAAACAGGATCTTTAGCGGGTTGTTTCTTAAAAGCATTGTTGACGGCTTTTCGAACAATGTCCGTAACTTCCACCCCTTTTTTATTTAAATGAATATAAACATCTTCAATAGAGATGAGTCCCTTAGAGATGTAAGGTCTTAAACTTTTTATAAACTTGAATATTGCTTGTGGACTTGCCATTAATAATAAACCTTTTTGTTTCTAACTATTTGTTCCTCTTTTAAATCATCAGGATGCAGTACAAATCCCCCTTGTCTAAACCGCATAATAGCCTGCGTTGTCGAGTCTACTAGATCATCATGGTCCCCAAATGGGAAAGCTGCACATTCCTCTATTACTTCCTCTGCGAACTCTTGCATAGGCGCCCATATCATACCACTTTCAAACAAAGGTGCAACAGAATTCACTCTGGTGTGCTTGTCGTTGCCTTTTGATGGAATGAAATTCACCACCGGGATACCCATTTTTCTAAGTTCATCAGAAAGAGGTTGACCTGAAGCTTTAGCTTCAACAATCACGGTATCCGGATCCCAATATTTATATTGAGACAACGCTTGAATTTTTAATTCTGGAAAGTCCCATCGTTCTTTTTTACAATCTAATAATATTAAATTAGGTGGAGCATCATCGTTTAAATAAAAAACTCCCCATGTGGTAATGGCTGAAAAGTCTGCGGTTTCCTTTTTAGAAAAGGCTGTATCGTAAGATTGAATGACATGCTTTAATGCAGGGATCCAAGGTTTTTCCCAACGCTTCCACCATTCTCGTTTAATAATGGCTCCTTCTTCTGAAGTTGGATTCTGCATGTATTGTGCATTCCATTTTTGTAAACTGATTGAAGCCTTAACTCCTTCGAGTTCTTTAAGCTTCCAGTACTCTGGCCATAGAGCTTTCCCCGAGGGAAGAACAGCGGGGAACTCAATAATCTCCCATTGATCTCCTTTCATGTCTCCTTGTGCTCCAACCAATTGTCCTGTTAAATCTTTTGTATTCCATCTTGTCATAACCAGAACAATAGATCCTCCTGGCTGTAAACGTTGACGAGGACCTGATGTATACCATTCATAAGTTCTATCCATCGCATCTCGATTCATAGCATCTTGTTCAGAATGAGGGTCATCGATAATAAGTAAGTCCGCACCCCGTCCGGTAATTGCACTCCCGACACCCGCTGCGTAATACTCGCCGCCGTCGATGGTTTCCCATTTACCGGCTGCTTGAGAATCTGGATTAAGTCTAGTTTTAAATACTGCTTGATACTCTGGAGAATCTAAAAGGAATTTTGCTTTCCGACCGAACCGAATAGAAAGTTCTGTTGTATTTGTAGACTGGATTATTTTTAACTTGGGATTTCGACCTACCATCCAAGCGGGCAGCAAGAAGCTGGCAAACTCAGATTTAGTATGTCTAGGCGGCATGTTTATAATCAGCCTTTTTAATTTACCTTCTGCGATTTGATTAAATTTTTGTGCTACAATTTTATGATGGGACCCCTCTATAAAATCAGGCCACATAGCCTTAACAAAAGCCATAAAGTCAGATTTAATATGGGACTCCTTCTTTTTTTCATTATATTGGAGATATGACCGCATGAAGTCTTTTTTGACATCCGCTGGTAATTTTTTAATTTTTTCTATGTCTATCTGCATATATGGGACCCATAATGATTTTAGCTCTTATCTATGTCTGAATCAAGATATAAAGGGCAAATTCTGGGACCCCTTTTTCTGTACACCCCCTTCAATATATATAAGTTAATTCGGATTTGAACTTCGGCTTGGTACCTCTATTGAATGCGCGAAGCGCTGCGCCGAAGGCGCGGCGCGAGCCGGCTGCGGCGCGCCGGAGGCGCGCCACAACCTGTGGTTGATGCATTTTCTGCATACAACTACTAATCTAATAATGTCATGTAGGCTGAGGGATTCATTCGACTAAACTTACTCAATCCCTTTTGCATTGCGTCATACTTCTCATCAATCTCATCTTGCTTAACCTGCATATATACTTTGTGTTCTTCTTCAGTTAGCAACTCGGATTGACCTGAGTATGGGTTAGTTGTTTTAATCATTGTAGTCATGGTCCTATTATATCCTATATAAATAATAATGTCAACTAAATATTTAATCTCCCATCACTTGTTATTACATTGTCATTATCATACTGCTCTTCAGTTATGTTACGACTTTCATTTGTTAAATAATTATATGCATAGTGTTGACAACCTCCATCTTCGCTACTTCGCCAATCATATCTCATTCGCCACGCGTTTTCTGGGTGTAAAACATTTGGTTTAGTTATTCTTCCAAAATGTTCTATGGCTCTTGCGCCATAACTTGCAAACCAATCTCTTTCACAATTCATAGTACACGCATTGCCACCTAAATAATGAAAGCTACTTGCTCGACGCGTTTCATTTCTTTTATTTCCCTTTGGTCCTCGTTTCCTATCAACAGTTTCGTACGTATGACACTTCGGTCCTTGACATAGTTTCATTTAATTATCCTTGCGCTAATTAGTTCTCTATCATTTGTATTAAAACAATTGCGCAAAACTTTATCATCTAAATCTTTTTCTAACTCTTGCGCAAAATATTCACTCGCCTTTACTACTATAACAATATTAAGTTTTACTTTTTCTGTTTTCATTTTCTATTCCTCTTTTTCCATTGTTCTTCTTCCCATAATCTATTTTGAAAATCTATTGCCTCGTCTGTGCCTTTAATTCCTAAATAGGCTAACAACACAAACACGATTGGTGTTGCGAGTAATATTACTCGCAACTCAATCGGACTATTCCAAAATATTTCAAACAGTTCTAACATTTTAATATACTATTACATTTAATACTCATTGGACTTTTGGCACATCTCCATTGACTTCCTCTTTCATTTGGTTCTGCGTCCTTATCCCAATAGATAAAACAGATTTGACCTTTGGCTGAAATATATACTTTGCCAGTTGTGGTAAAATCCTCTCCATTAGGTTTAATCCACGTTCCTCGTCTTGTGATTATTTTTTTGTGTTTATCTGCATAATACGTAATGACAAAGTCATCTGGTATTTTGCTTATTTGTGCGTCATTCATTTAGTCCTCGCTTTCTATTTACTATCCTATATCAAATAGGACATCTTGTCAAGTGTTAAAATGGAATATCCTCTTTTTCTTTTTGTTTTAACAACTCTTGCATTTTTTCATTCTTTACTTGTGCCACATTTATCTTCTCTTGTGTTTCATTTTTTAATTGATAAAGAGTAAGAAGTTCGGTCATAATTATCATGTGGTCTGTGTGGTCATATGTTTTCATTTTTCCTCGCTTTCTATTTATTCTTCCTATCCTATACTAAATAGGATAGGAAGTCAAGTCTTAATTTACTGCTTGTTGATGATATTGCATACGTTCTGCAATTTTCTGTTCTCTAGTTTTAGTCTTATTCTTCATACCTTTGATTAAACTTGCCAGATTACTTGGTTCGTAAATCATTAGTCCAGTTGAATTTGACCTAACCATTTCTGCCTCATCAACTTGTATTCCAAGTTCTTGACAGAATTTAATTGCCTCCTCCATATATCTATAAGCTTTTAATCCCTCTTTTACTTTTTGATATTGTGCATTTAAACTTGCTATCCAAGTTAAATGTTTGGCAACTAGCTGACCTTTAACTGCCCTCCAACCCATAAAAATATTAAACTCTTTTTGGGAACAAGGGATTGCTCTTGAACGACAATGAGATGTTCCAACAATATCAACATAGTATTGACTATCAAATTTTTTAGTCAATCCAATCGTTTCATCACTATCGGAATTGTAAGATGAATAACCAGAATATCCCAAAGCTTTATCATTTGCCTCTATGTGCTTTGTCTTATGTGGGTTATCATCTTTCTCTTTCATTTGTGCAATTATATCTGGGTTCAAACCTTTTTCTTTTAGTTCTTCCCTATAATATGCATAAGCGAAACCTTTTTTGTCGTCGTCGCTACCTCTACTATATTCACTACCATTTAGATTGCCATACAAACCTAAATCAAAATGTGATTTCGTTTCTTTTTCTTCATCTTCGTCATCATCATTTTTTTGTACATCTGTATAAGCAAAGTAAAAGCATTTATCTTTTGCAACAACATCACAAACTTGTCCATATTTCTTTTTGAAAGTTCTTAATGTTGCAACATCACTTGGAGGATTTGCTCTTTGTACTACCTCTTTCATTAGAGGAAATACTTTTGCGTAAGCACTATCTACATCTTCTCTTGCTTGTAAAAATGCCTCACGTTCTTGCGTGTCCTCATCTTCAAATACGTGCTTAATTCTATTAAAGAATTTTTGCCTATATTCGTTATTTAGTCTTACTCTTGTCATTTGACCTCGCTTTCTAAAAATAAATATATAACACTTGACAAACTTTGTCAAATATATTATATAGGATAATATGAAAGAGAGGATAAATAATTACACGTGTCCAATCTGTTTAGAGTTCACTAGCTATGACGAGTGGTCTCAACCTCAGGTTGCATGTATAGATTGCGGATAAAATTCGAATGCCAAGCGGCGCCTCGATTAGGAAACAATTTATTGTATTCCCTGTAGGGGCACCCTTGAGCTCTGATCCGGTTGAAATAACCTGTACTAGTCTCGCGACGGCGGGGCCGGATCTGAGGTCAAGCGCCAGGCACGTAATGCCTGTAAGCCCTGAGCGCTCGGTAAACAATTACTGTCGGGCTTCAATGTGCTTGACCAAACAGAAGGAGAAAACATGAAAGAACGTAAATTAAAATTCACGGGACAAAGTACAGCACAGATGATGAGTCTGGATGCTGAGCTGCGCCTGATGGCCAACAGCTGGAAACGCTTCGGTGTTAACATCACGATCGATGGAAAAAACATTGAGCAACAGGTCCTGAGATACCCAGTGTCTCATTATAAAAAATTAGGACTGCGCCAGCAACAAGCGGCAAGCAACAAGCGGCAAGCATCAAGCAACATTTGACAAGTTTAAATAAATAGGATAAAAAGGGATATGTTAAAGAAAGAAGCCAGAATAATAACTGGAGGGCTCAGCGCTCCATCTAAAATGCCAGGTTATGCTTACAACCTGCCAGCTCAGGCCTGTATCACCGGCGCGAAGCTGGTCCAATTGCCAGGCTCTGTTTGCGCTGGCTGCTATGCATTGAAGGGCCGATATCGATTCACCAATGTGAAGGATGCACTGAAGCGTCGACTGGCGAGCTTAGGCGACCCAAGATGGATTCGCGCTATGGTTGTATTGATTACTGGCGAGCGTTGGTTCCGCTGGCATGACTCAGGAGACCTGCAATCCCCGGAGCATCTAAAGGCAATATTTGAAGTATGCAAGCAAACGCCCCTGACCAGTCACTGGCTGCCAACAAGAGAAAGAAAATTTTTTAAATTCATGGATCCAGAAGTGGTTCCAAAAAACCTGATCATAAGGCAATCCTCGCATATGATAAACCAAGGGCCAGTGAAGAGCTGGCCCTGGTCTTCCACAGTCGTAGATGATGGAAGCCACAGCTGCCCAGCGTCCAAACAAGGCAACAAGTGTATGGACTGTAGACAATGCTGGGATCGTAGTGTAAAAAATATATCTTATGGTAAACACTAAGCCCCTATATTATCAGGGGACCAGACCTGGTAGACTCCCAAAAAAATTAGAAGAGTTGCGCAAGCGGCAAGCAGCAAGCAACAAGCCTCAAGCAGCAAGCACCAAGCCTGAGGACCTGCATGCGCAAAACACTCAAAGCTTTAAAGCTTTCGAACCAACCCGTTCGAGCACCAAGCAGCAAGCGGCAAGCCCCGAGCAGCAAGCAGCAAGCGCCAAGCCACGCGATTGAAGTTCTAAAATTTTTTCCCCCTCATAAAGTATCGCGTCTCTAGAGACGAGAGACTTTATTAAGATAAATGTATTGTGTGGATGCCTCACATGGAAGGCAATTTGATGTGGTGAAAACTTGATTTTGTTCCCTCTACTTACTTTCAACTCAACTGTAAAAAACTGTTGGTATTTATTATAACCAAGTAGGTCAGGAACGCCTGGAAGTGCCAGATTTTCTAGTCTTGTCCATATTATATTTGGGGATTTTTTCTTAAGTTCTAACCAAAATTTTCTCTCAGGTTTCACCGTAACTACAGCTTTTTAATTACCTCACCCATACCCCATTTTTCAGCATCTATTGTCATCACGAGGCGGTGAGTTTCTCTTACTCCTAACAACTTATTTTCCATTAAATTTATCTCTCTGATGTCATAAAATTTTCCATCAGGCATCACAACTTGAACTCTAGCATTCTGAGCTACAGGTGATGACAAGAACTTATCCAAAGCCATTCCTAAATTTTTACCGTTTATCATATATCTTTATGTGGAGGAAGTTAACGCTAGCGCTCCCCCTCCACCTGTTGCAATTTACTGTATATTACTCTATAAGTCAATGAATGGGATTACCAAAGAAACTAACAGAAATGCAAATTAAGTTTTGCCATCTAATTGTGACTAATGAAGGACGTAAGACAGCGACTGAATGTGCTGTTGAAGCTGGATATTCAAAGGATAGAGCAACCATAACTGCGTCTGAACTACAATCACCAAAACAATATCCATTAGTAGTTAAATACATTGGAGAGATTAGAGAAGAGTATTTAAAGAAATATGGTATTACTTATGAAAGACACATTGCCGAGCTAGCTAGGATTAGAGATTCAGCTAGAACTAAAGGTGCTTGGTCTGCTGCAACCAATGCTGAAGTAGCTAGAGGGAAAGCAGCTGGTCTATACATTGAACAGAAAATCATTCATCATAATAAAATAGAAGATCTATCAGCTGATCAATTGATGGATAAAATGAAAAGAATCTTAGAAGATAACAAACAGATTATCGACGCTCCGGTATTACCCAAGCCGGCGCTAACACACGATTAAAATTTGCATTCACATGATCACCCTTTTTAAATGTTAAGGGCTTAACTTTCCAAGGATTACACAAGAGAGCACGACGATAACCAGATATAACTTTGGTGACTCTATGAGGCTCACCTGTATTAAACACCACCAAACGATTTGACTTTGGTTTAATTCTTTCAATCTTATTATTTAATCTGACATCCAGATAGCCACCTTCCAAATCTTTTATGCCAACCCAATAAACCATACCAAGTGTAGGTCTAACAATATTATTATTAAATTTACACTCGGCCTCATCTTTATCATTATGCCAATCCATCCCAACTCCAGGGGGAGATAGATTGGACCAATATTCAAAGCCAGCAACCTTTCCTACCAGCCCATAATGTTTCCAAACATTTTCAATAATAAATTCAAAAATATTTCTAGGTCTACCTTTGCCATTCCACCAATTATAATTTGCTGGGGCAAACTTTTTCCAAAGATCTTCATTCTGAATCTCTTCTAAAAGGTTCTTATCTCTAATAAAATTATCAGTATAAAACATTACTCTAACGTAGCCCAGATTAAAATAATAACTAGAGCCAGATAAAAAAGAAATGGAAACAACGCGTCAACCAATTATCTTTTGTTTTTTCTTTTCTTTGCTTTAGATTTCTTCTTTTTAATTTTTCTTTTCTTCATCTTCTTCTTATTAGTCTTTTTCTTATTAGGCATTTTTCCTCCTTCCATAAAGTACTTTACCTCGTCCAACCAACTTATATTACTAAACATCAATCTTCTGTATACCAGTTATGCACCCTGTAGGGAAGACGTTCCTATCACTATATGCCTCATCCTTCGAGTCATAGCTAGCAAAAGTCCAAATGAATTTCTTAGTACGTTTGTATATATATGCAAACGAGACCATCTTAGAGCATTCGAACTTATCGAACTCATCAGCTGTAGCATGCGCTGAGTCTCCAACGATGTCAAGCCACATAATTTTGTAGAAGTAATACTTCTTCTTGTTGATTACAATGTGCTTGTATTTAGTCTTTTTTCTTCTTAAGAATCTCATACTTTTTATTCTACATATATAGGGTCTAAATATCTATTTATATAAGCGCTGTATTGATATGAAAAATAAAAATGTAGAAATGTAGAAAAACATACTATTAGTGAGGAATGCCAACACTTCTAGCTTCTACATTTCGTTCTACATTTCTACATTTCTGGGTTTTACCCTCAAATAAGCTATATTTGACGCGGGGTCCTTTCTACATTTTTCCCCCGTTCCCAGCCTCTCGCTGCTCGCTACCGGAAATAATTATACCATCCGGTGATGATGTACTTCGTTTTTGTAGCAACTTGACCCCGATGCACATGCGTGAAGTCAGTGGGCCATATCAGGGTTAGTCCCTTCGTAGCGGGCGCCGAGAGATTTTGATATTTAAACTGTGTCCCTCCGTTCTTAACCGTATTTAAGTAGGTCATGAACACCAGCATACGCGGGCACGCTTTGTCTCGTTCGCAATGCCATTTCTTATACCCTTCACCAGGGAGATAACGTTGAATACTATAGCCTTCTAAGGCAGAACTAAAGCCTGCATAGAGGTCGTTCACTTCAGGGTATTTTTTCATATAAAGTTCGAGACACTTTTGTAGATGTCGATTGTACGCATCTACCAGAGTATCATCGCCACGT